ATTTGTTTTCGTTCATAAGTTTCACTTTTTTTGGAATGTTTTTAAATTTATTAATAGAGTCAGGTCTTAATGAAGCGAAAGCCAAAGTTTCCAATTTCTTGTCTTTAGGCTGTTCTTCAATATAACCATCAATAAAGCCATAGTTTAAAGCCTCTTGTGCAGTCATCCAAGTTTCTGCTGTCATCATTTCTGCGACCATTTTCTTAGTCTTCTTTATATCACCATCGACTAACTTACCTGAATTCTTAATCTTTGCGACATAGATGTTCAACATCTGCTCATCTACCTTTTCATACAAGTCAATCATTTTCTGCATCTCTTCCTTATTCCCCATAGACATTCCCCAGCAATTATGAATCATAAAGAATCCATTCTTACTCATAAGAGATTTGTCCGCCGCCAACATTACAACAGTAGCAATGGAAGCAACAATGCCAATACCTTTAGCAGTAACTTCACCAGGATAAGAAGATATAAGGTCCGCCATAGACAAACCTTCGAATACATCGCCACCCTCACTTGAAATATTTAAAACCACTGGTTGTCCTGATGCTTCCAGTAAAGCACTATTAATAGCATCTCGTGTATTCGCACTTGATGGTTCAATTACTCCTAATATATTTGCTTCAATCATTGCGTTAGGATTTTGGTTATCGATTTGTTTCAACTTTCTTATGGCCCATTCAATACCTTCAGTTCCACCCCAAGCATCCCAAGCCAAACCACCACATCCTTCGCTATACGGAACATCTTTATGCTGCTGATGTCTCTTAAAAGATGCCATTCTGGAAATCGTTTCTCTTGAAATCGGTTCTCTCTTTGCTAATTGATTGGCTCTTTGTTTGCCAGTTGCCTCAAGACAAGTTCCCCATCCATTCTCTTCTGCCCAGTTAAGTGCTCTTTGTGCATTCTCGGATGCTGCTTTAGGATAGTCTGTATAGGATTGTTCTGCCATAATATTATTTGGCAGTAAAATTATGTTACAAAATGTTTAAAAAGTTATGATTATTTTGTATTGAAGTCTTGCCCATAAAGTAAAGTTATATATTGACTTTAATAGGACAAAAGTAAAGTTAATACTTGACAATGGGTACAAACAAAAAACCCCTACCGAATGGTAGAGGCCCCTAATCTAAATTACTAACGTCTAAAAAACTAATGAAAATCTCAAATGATAGGTCTTATATCGTCATCAAGTTCTAATTTTATGACTCTAAAGTCTTGAATCTTATCAAAATATTCGTCAGCAGCATCGATGACAATATCACTGTTTCCTTCTAAAGTTTCAAGTGCTTTTTGATACCCTTCAATGTAGGCTCTAACAACAATAATCTTTAAATCATTGTCAAACTTGTCTAAATTCTTAATAACTGTTTTTAACATAATAGTGGTTTTTGGTTTGTGAAATAAAAATAATAAATATTTTTTACAATTCAATACTACATAGATTTAATTTTAATAGCCTATGGATTAAACTGGTAGTTAATTCTGCATACGTTATCATCTCCTCCTCTTTGCTTACATCGTAGTTGTACTTCCAGAACGCTAAGTGCATTGCCTCGTGGAAGATAAGAGTAATATCCTTGTGTCCATTCCCAAGTCTTTTGGAATTGACAAAGATGTACATTTTGTTATCACTATTTGGGATCTCGTTGCACATCCCTGCAATGAAAGCACTGTACTTTGTATCTGTTTTCTTTTCGCAATCCTTTCTGCAAAGGCCGTGTAATTTGTTTGCATTGAAGTAATTGAACAAATCAATGGAATCTTCGCCAAGTAAGAATAAGAAGTCTGTAAACTGATGTGAAATCATTTAAAATAGTTTTGATTGATTAAAGTTTTTACTATCTCCAGTGAAACCAAATGTTTCAATGTTAGTAATCATTATGTCTTTGTCGTTGGAAAGATAAAACATTCCAATCACAATTTTATCACAGTACTTGTCATCAAGATAATCTCTGGCGAATTCTCTGGCTTCATCGTAAGAGGCGAATACTTTGCCATCGTGCTCCTTACTTTTAGTGTCCAGAGCCATAACAATGTATCGTAGTTTATTTGCTTCCATAGGTTTCATTGTAGTATTGTTCAGGTCTAAATTGTTTTTCTGATGTATCATAACTGCCTATATTATAAGCATCTATTATCTGCTCCTTCTCCATTTCTTTGGCTTCTTGAATAATATCTCTAATTGAATCCCAATGTTTAATAGGAATATAATCAATTTGATAATTTATTGTTTTAACCAACCATTCGACTGCTGTTAAGTTTTTTTGTTCCATCTTATTCTGATTTAAATGTTTTGTTATAGTAGTTCTCTCCAGTTATATTTACTCCATCAAAATAATCTGAACCAAATATATCACCCTGAGTGAATGCTGTCATAATTTGTTGCCGTTCCATTTCTTTGGCTTGGTTATAACACTCTACTATTTCGTCATTTGGCAATAATCCACGAATATTCATCGTCATAAAAAACCATTCTACGGCACTAATTTGTTTTTCTTCCATCTTATTTTAGTTTAATGATTAAAATTTTTAGTTTTAGATACCGCAATTAAAACTGCGGATAACAGTCAGTAAGCGAAATAAACTTCGCCTACTTTTGTGTTATGGTTCATGCTAAAACCACGGTTCAGCATCGTAGGTTTCAGTACATTTTACAACCCTAAATTTAATTTCAGGCGTTATTTTCTTTTCTGCTTCGGCAAGTGCTTTGGCTTTTTTACGCTCAAGGAATTTATGATAGTATTCCTTTTCTTCTTCATCGTAGGTGTGATAAACGATTTCAGGTGCTTCTCCTTCTTTTTGAGCCTGTACATAATAATGTGTAAATGATTGTTTTGCCATTGTTTTTATTTTTAAATATTAGTTACTTAACAAAGCACGAAACCATAACAAGCGGTATAAAACAAAGCGGTTTCAGTGCTATTTTTGGGCTTTGTCTCCCGTTCAATTTTCGGTGGGGGCTGACAGTTTATCGCTCGCAATCCGCTTCGATTTCATACCGCCAGCCGTTAGGCGTAATGCTAAGAAAGCCCAACAAGTTTTCTACGACCTTCAATATCACAAGTGGTTATTACCTTTGCTTCAAGTTTGTAATGTGAACGCAAATCACGTTTCAAATCAGAAACAGTGCCTTGTACATCTGATTTAACCACTTTCCCATCACAAACGTATAAGTAATCCCAATAAACAGGGTAATCGTTTTCCAATTCAGTTTCGTTAAGCACTACGCCTAACATCGGTTTGGCAAAATTGCCGTTTTGTTCTTCTTTTGACATTTCATCTAAATTTTAAAGTTTGTACTACTATTGAAGTTTTGTGTTCGGCAACTTCTCCAAGCCGAGAAACGTTGGCAGCAATTAAGCCGACAACTCAGATAGTTTAACTTTTATCCAGTAAGGAACATCGTATTCAATGCCATCATTGACACATTGCGCTTCATCATCCCAATCCCAATTAGGATTTGCTATCCGACAAGTTCCATCTCCATATATATTTTCTATGTGGGTTTCTTTCCCATCATACTTTACTGTTTGACCTTCTTTAAAATTTTCCATACTACGAATTTAAATATTAACTGCTGCCAACAGCACATTGGCGGCATTAAAACGACCGCCAATCTGCAAACCGTTATAAGAAACATTAAACGAGCTCTCCAAATAAACCGACATTCTCTATTTTTGAGTGATTATAAATATTTAAGGCACTTTCAAAAATTGCCAATCCAATTTCAGGAGCGACACAATTATTCAATACCTTTTCTTTATTAATACCAGTATATTTAGACAAATCAAATCCTAAATTCTTATGGTTGTTAGTTCTTAATTCGGCTTGTATTTTACCGCCTAAATCAGATTTCTTACCATTCATCCTACCTATTTGCTTTTTAAATTTTAGCATTGGTATTTTGAAGTTTGCCCAGAAATAATGGCGACCGCTTATTTGTGGTGCAATTAGTGGGGTATAATATGATTTTACATTCTCAATAATATACTTGCCTTTAAAGAAAGTTTGCAACAAAATTATTTCTTGATACAATGCCATATCAGGATAGCGTTTTATTCCTTGTGCATTTAAAAAATGATTTGTTACTGAATGAGTAGGACAAGGTGGCGAACACCATATAAAATCAAAGTTTTCATAATTCTCTAAAAGATATTGATGTGCGTCTGCAACTATTACAATATCATTTGGATATAAGTCTTGATAAACCTTTGCTATATTTTCGTCATACTCAATAGCGGTAACTTGCATATTTGGTGCATTCCATAATTTACGATTACCACCTATACCAGCGTAACAATTTAGAACCCTAAACAAGGGCTGCTTATAACAGGGTATTGCCAAAAGTGTGGCATTTGTGCTATTCTGAACATTTGTATTTCTATTTGACATTTGTAATAATTTTGAGCTTTAGTAATTATATTTCCACACCTTCGACAATACCTAATCCGTTATAGCCTTTCTATTTCTTGTTTTACTTCTATGTAGTAATTATAGATTTTATCTGTAGAATAAAAGGCTACCTTTAGAATTTCATCAACTGCAATTAATGCACATTCTTTGGCTGAATCAATATATTCTTCCCACCCTAATACTTCATGAAACACTTTGGTATGAGGAATAAATTTATTTATTAACTCTTCTGCTTTTTCTTTTTGTGTCATAATTTTTCTATTTCGTTTTTAACTTCTTTGTAATATTCTGTAAGTCCAATGAATCCATGAACTTTACTATAATTTATCAACTCATCTACTGTAATCAATGAACATTGTTTGGCAGTTGGGTATTCAATTCTTGAGTAATCTGACATTTTTTTGCTATTCAATCCAATAAAAGAATTAACTAACTTCTCTGCTTTTTCTTTTGCTGTCATTGTTTTATGTTTTATTAGTTAAAAAATTGTGGGGGATTGGATTCGAACCAATGCAAGTCCCAACATTTTTACATGTTATTCCTACCACAGGTCAATTACGGGAAACGCCCCACAAATTATATTAGTAAATTATTTTTCTATCTAACATCTGCCATACAAAAAGACAGTTATAATCTCTGATCTCCATCAGGCACTTGCCATACTTCTTGGAGTAGTAAGTGTGCAACATCCCCTGGTCTGCTTCGTTGTAAGCGACAACCATCAGTCTATACCAGGTAACATCATTGATGACCTTTCTTTCCAAGTAAACAGTGTCAATGACATCTTTGTCATACTCGAACATTTGAGGGTTTCTAGTGCTCATAATTTGAACACAATACAATTTTTCGTTAGATTGGCCCATAAGGATAAGTGAGCCTAATACAAGAAGTGCGGTTAAAATAATTGATCTCATAAAAATGGTTTTTAAATGGTTAAAAAATTTAGATACCAGGATAGGATTCGAACCTATATGAATAATGTTACTTGACTTGGGATTGTCCTCCAGTAACTTCTCCTTATCCCTCTTAGCGTCTACCAATTCCGCCACCTGGTAATTTTGTTTAGTAATAATAGTGCAAGTAATATCTTATAGTCTCCTCAATCTTATCCATAAATTCTTTAAATTCAGCATTGCTAAAATTCGCATCGAAATTGGAAGCATCGTTGCCGTCAGCATCAGTTATGGTAAGATCGTCAGATAGGTAAGATTCTTTCAAGCCAGTTTGAGAGCAGTTAGGCTGATAGAAAAAAGAATTGATTTTGATGTTGTGGTTTTTGAAAGTGAATTCCATAATACTTGGTTTTTGGTTGTGATAAAATATCTGATCGTCATTGATAGTATCAAAGATAAAACCCTTTTTGTATTTATCAAAACTTTTTAAAACTTTTTTTTATATTTCTTTTACGGAAACTTCATTTTGTTTTTAGTGAAGTAGAAATAGTGATTCGCCAAAATGGAATAGACTCCGTTTTCGTGAATGGGTAAGGTCCTCGATAATTCCTTAACCGCTCTCATTTTACTTCCGTATTCCTCCAAGTATTCAGGGTACAATTTAATGACCATATAACGATTGATCATTGACTGCCTAATCACATTGTGAGTAACTAAGTATTCGATTAATGTCTCTGGTGTCACTTCTCTTTTACTCACATCACAATACTCTTTGACATTTTCATTGAGAAGATTACAGAATTCTTTATTTACTTTCGACTGGTTGATCATTGCCATTCTTTAACTTTCGCAACAAAATAAGATTGTACTCTACCGACACACTTTCCGCATTTCATTTCTAACATTACAGTCTGCCTTAAATCTTTGTTGGCTATAAGGTTACCAATGTACCGATAGTAATAAGTGAATAGTTTAACCAGGTCTAAATGGCCAAAGCGAATCAATGACCCTTTGTTACGATTGACAATTTCAATAATTTCCGCTCTGTGCTCTTCAGGAATTTCTCTTATATACATAAATTTATTTTGGATATTTTATTTTTTTAGTATATTTATCGCTCATAATTTGGTTTTATTGGTTAGGGGTAAGGGAGTGGTTTCCTTTACCCCATTTTTATTTAGAATGTCGCATTCGTGATAATACTCTCTCTGTCGCTTCTACCTTGTCTTACATCGTAATCAGTAGAGGATGTATAAACCACTTGTAATCTGTCTATCCTATTGTTCGCACTCATTACAGCATCCTGCAACATCTGTGTTTGCATCATTCCCTCACTTACCATAGCATTGGAAGATTGTATCAAAGTAGTGGGAGCACCTACCATTCCACCATTGGCGAAACCTGGTATTCTTGCTTTCTTTAGTGTCTGGTAACCTATCCTATTTTGTTGTGATTGGTTTAATACTACCTCTCCAGTCTTTAATGTCGCAAGTACATTGTCTCCGTTCGACAGTGGCTTTATATTGCCTCTGCTCGTTACCTTTCCACCACCTGCGAATTGAACTATATCTGTGCCTGGCTTTCCTACCACACCACCAGTAGCCAAAGGTTGTGCCGCAATCATTGCCGTTTGAATGGCTCCAGCAATACCTGCCGCAATCATAGCAGGGACATTGGCAGGAGGAGGCAAAGTATTGGCAGATGAAATCGCAAGGGCCGTATTGATAATTGAATCGATAATGGCAAGTGCTTTCTTTTGTACTTTGGCTTCTTTCTCCAACTTCTCTTTTTCCTTTGCTAACTTCTTTTGTGATGCCAATTCCTGATCAATCTGTTGTTGTATATACTGTGCTTGTAATCCAGTAGAGTTTTGTAATTCCTCTTCCAACATTGACTGTCTTTCTGTTGACTTTTGTAAGTCCTCATCAAACTTTTGCATCTGTGCTTGGTTAGCACTGTCTATAAACGAACCAATGGCCTCAAGACCCATCTTTGTATAGGCTCCGACTTGTTGTATCGTTTTGTTTAGTGCTTCCGCTTGTTTTTGAGCATCGATAATCACCTGGTCAGTAGTTGCCTTTGAAGCATCCCTCTTTTTCTGTTCCGCATTCGCAAAATTAGTGGCCTCTTCTGTCTTTAATGCCACCAATCTGTTCTTTAGGACTTCCTGCTCTTGTTGTGTAAGTTGTGTATTGTTCTTTAGTTGGTTTTCAATGAGTTCCTGCTCATCTTTTAACCTATTTTGTGTGATGTAATACTGGTCTTGTGCCAATTTCTTGTCCAGTTCCAATATTTTAGCAGCATCTTCCTTCTTATTCGCATCGAGTAAGGCTCTTTCCTGCTGATATTGCAGTTGTTTTTGCATCAGTAAAGCATCCGCTGTCGCTTTCTCCAATGACATTTGGTCCTCAAAGGCCTTAATTTGCATTTCTTTCTCCTTTTGGAGTTGGTCTTTCTTGACTTGCTCCAATTCTTTAGCCGTTTGTTTGGCTCTCTCTACCTTATATGCCTCAATTTGTTCAGCAGTTTGCTTCTCTTCTGTCTCTACTTTTGTTCTTACCTTTTGTGCTTCTTTGGATGTCGCTCCATATAACTTTTCTGCCTCTTTAATTCGCTCCTGGTTAACTTTCTTTTGTTCTGCTAACCCATCATTCAATGCCTTAATATCTGCCTCCTCTGACTTCTGGGCAATTATTCTCCTCTTTTCGTATTCATTGGCAATAAGGTCCGTTGTAATCTTATTTGTCTGTTGAATAATGTCAGCATTTTTCTTGATGGCTTCTTGTTGGAACTTAGCCTCGTCTTCTTGAAACTTTTTACGCTCCTTTTGAATCTCTTCATTTTGTTTTCTTTGCTCATCTGCTGCTGTCTTGGCTGCTGCCTTTTCCGCATTGATTGCCTCTATTCTTTGACCTTGAAGTTCTCTGGTCTTATTTAGATTTTCTGTCTGTAAGTTTATTAATTCTGCTTCTGCTTCTGCTATTGCTTGTTTTTGTTCTTTAGTTCTTTGACCAACAGAAGTTTCATCTTTTAATACCTTTAATCTTCTTTTTGCTATGTCCTCATTTCTTTTTAGTATTTCAGTTTCTTTGGCAATTGCTTGATCTAAAAACCCTAATCTTTCTTGATTAGTAAACTTGTCTTTCTGTGCTACCTTATTTCTTAATTCTGCTATTTCCTGATTATCTTTCGCATTCTTGATTAGATTCTTTCTTGCTGTTTTATCAATGGCATCTTGTTCTTTTGCTAACTGTTGTGCTAATCTTATCTCTTTGTTTAGTTCAGCATTAACACCGAATAAGGCTTCACTCACATATTGGATAGCACCACCAATGGCTTCAACACCTTTAATGATAACACCACCAATTACAGCAACAGCATCCTGGATGTTTTTAAATATAGTATTAAATACCATACCAAATTGTCTCAAAGAATTCTGTCCCTCCTCACTTGAAGTAAAAAACGCTTTTACTGAACCAACAATTAATTCAAATGCTGCAATGACTAAACCAATAGGCCCTAACATTGTTTTGAATGCTGTACCTATTCCTTGAACACCTGATATTATTTTACCTGATATACCTCCAAACCCACCAAGTGCCTCTGATGCTTCTTGTATCTTATTCGAATAATCCCCAACACTTCTTTGATATTGACCGACTGACCCATCGATACCTTTCAATTGTTTGTCCAGTTCTTGAATCTGTGCCAATAGTTTTTTCCCCTCTTCCGTATTCGCCTGATTACTTACTGCCAAGTCCTTGTAATCCTTTCTTAACTTGTTCAGTTTAGCACTCAAAGCATCGTAAGGCCTAATGGCTCCAGTTGTCTCTAAAAAGGATTTGTTTACATCGTCTTGTGCTTTCTTAACTGCTTTCTGTTCCGCTACTAACTTACCTAACTTATCACTCAATTCTGCTCTCTCAAGGGCAGATTCCGCATCTTCAAAGGCTTTCTTTGTCTCTTTAATCTCAGCGTTTAATTGTGCTATAGATTTGATTCCCTCAATGTTTATACTAAAACCTAAAACTTGTGCCATTATGGAATTATATTAATTGATATTATAGAATTTTGAATATTGTTTACTTCTGTCCCATCTCCCTTCGCATCGTAAGTAAGATATGTCTTTGTGCTTCTCTGATTTACTACGCTGAAAGAGTTTATTTCGTTTAGGATATAATTGTCACCGTGTATCTGAATAGTGTCTCTAAATGTCAAATTATTAAGCATAAGGACATCCCAAAACACATAGACCTCCATTTGCTTACCATACATTCTCCTGATCATTTCTGCCAGATAGAATCTTTCCAACAATCCTTTCATTTGAACACCATTAGTTGTAGTTATCGTATTAAATGCTAAAGACATATATTCATTATTGAATTCATAAAAGTTTGTCATAAACATTTGTGGAAATTCAATATTTACATTTGTTCCACTACCAGCAGGATCAAGTGCTCTAACATAAACTACATTATCAGTTAAGTAATTTTTATACTTAATTAATATTCTTGGATTTACTTTATAATTTGCTATTGTTGCACTTGGGCTTTCAAAGAAATTCTCAGGCCAAATAAATGGAATGTAAACTGGATTACTTGTTGCTGATTTTACAGCAGGATCAGCATATAAAACAGTAGCAGAAAAAAAAGGATTTTCAATATCTGTGACCCCATTCTTTAACCTGGACACTGGGAAGTTGAATTGTGCTCCTGCCATAGGAATATTTTGCCCCTGATTAAGTGCTTCGACTGTCGGATCGTTGCTATCTTCTCTATAAATAAATTGTATACTTCTTTCAAAGTCATCAATATTAAATAATTCACCTTTTACATTTAGGTCCACATTTCTTGTAAGATCACTAAATGACTTATTGTAAAAACCTTGTTCTATGGAACTAATTGGAACATCGTAATCCTGAAGTAAATAATTATCCGCAGGTTCAATGGTTACTGTCTTTAATGCTACATTTGTCTCAAATGTAAGATTGAATAAGTGTGCCAATCCTTTGATTAAATCTAATTGCCTCCATTGTTGGTCAATAATATAACTAAAATTTAAAAGAATTGATGTATTGATTAATGGCTCACCTATTATTTGCCAATAAAAATCAAAGTTTCCACTTGACGAACCTACGGGTGATCCTAATTGACCAGTCCAAAAGAATTCTAAAACATCCCCAGCGTTAAATGTTACTAATAAGTTTCTCCTAATAAATTGATCAGAAAAGTATGGAGGGACTCCTAATGGACCTGCCTCTCCAATTGTAAAAGTTGTTGGAGCACCATTTAAATGAAAAGTCAATTCAACACCACATCCAGTTGCACCAACATTATAAACTTCTAAAATAAAAGACATTAAATAATAACCATCAATTGGAACAATATATTGAGAAGTTAGAACATTAAATGGATTTGCTAAAGGAGGAGTTGTCACTTGTGTAAATGTAAAACCGCCACCGCCTACTTGTGGTATTGGTGTACCTAAATCTCTTACATCGACATTTAAATAATCAATACCATATTGAGCATTCTCTACTTTATCTGGATTCATCGGTATAGGCAAAACTAACTGCTTAAACCAATTTGTATTAAAAAAATTAGATTGATATGTATATCCAATACTATTAAATATCTTATCTAAAATGGTTTTAATAAATAATAATGGAGTGCTATCTTTAAATGTATCAATTCTTTGAGGAGTTCCACTATAATTTTTAAACTTTATAATACCAGTAGCATAAGAGTCACCATTATCGTAGTTGTTATTATATGCTAAATAATTCTCATTTCTACCAAAGGTAAATGTCCCAAAGTCCAATTCATAGATATACTTGTTTTTCAGGTCCGCTACCCAATCGACATTGTTACCATAGAAAGAAACCTTATAAGACAGTCCCTTCCAATAGAACCTATCCTGCTGTGTTGTTACACTTCTCACTTGTGCCTTTCCCTCAAAGAATGGTAAGCCATCCACAATGATAATAGCAGGAAGTAAGTCCTGCCTTTGTAGTGTTACTTCTCCGACATCGTGAAACCTGGAAAAGATATAGTCATTTTGCTTTGTCGCAGGTAAGTCGAAACTATACTCACTGCGACTGCCACTATTGATCGCAATACCATTTCTATCCTTTAAAGCAAAGGTAAGATTGAGATTTAAATCCTTTTCAGGTAGGTCCGCTTTTATCCCATCAATGTATATCTCTATTCGTGCCATTAGTTCTGTTGTAAGTTGACATAATTACTCATTCTGAATGTCACTCTGACATTTACCAATTCGTTTGTCTGACTCCATATCAATTCAGCATCGTCAATAATCACAGCGACAAAACCACTCTCAATATTGAAGTTGAAATACTGCTTCATTGGATCGTGCCACTCCATATACACTTCAGGACTTGACAATAATTCCATAAGCCAGTAACCCACTTCTGGAAGGTAGTATTCGCTTTCTACTTCAAACACCTTTTCCGCTACTGAATTAATTTTGAATCTTCCCTTATCGAATGAACGAATGGGAGCCAAATAAGGACCTAAAGAGAAAGACGCATCCCATCTCGCAGGAATCTGTCCAGTTTCGCTCTTTGCCACCTCTTTGAATATATTTGTCACTTTGAATGTGAATGCTTCACTACCGCCTAATCTATTCATCCATAGCAATCTCAAGTTTTTAGTACAGCATTCTTTTATTTCATATACATACAATTGACTGGATGCTATATATCCTGACATCGACAAATTACCCATAGTAATTGTGTAGTATTTCACATTACTAAATGATGTAATAGCACCACTATCCCAAGCAACACCAGTAAGATTTGGAACACCAACACCGATCGTGTAAGGAATAAATGTATTGTTGCCAGGAAACTTCTTTACTGCCGTTTCTATCAAGTTATTATTACTATCAAAGGTCATAACATTAAACGCATTTAAGTTGGCATCCTTTGGTAAGAATGTCATATACTCGTTTTCTGTGTTGCATATAGGCTTGTAATAGTTTAATCCAAAAGGATGGGTAACTAAAGCAGGTTGATTCCCTGCATAAGTGATACAATAGTTATTGAATCCTTGATTTTCATTGAATGGCTGTGGAGCACCACTCAAAGCATATTCTAATGTCAATATATCAGTACCTGGAGCAAGGGTCAAAAGGCCAGTTACTGGATCAATGACATAATATTTCACTATTCCTGCAAAGTCACCTTGTATGTCAGGATTTGAACTTAGATAAGGTAATCCAAAATCTGCTCCAAAGATACTCGTTTGTGCTTGTGGCTTCGGTTGACTTTGTGTCTGTAATACCCTGCTAAAATCAAATTCAAAGTAATAATCATTGAAAAATACTTTATAAGGAGATTTGTCTATCGTTGTGAGTACACCATTAACCACAGCAGTTAGTGATGCCTTTACAATTGGATTGACACTTGTAATCTTTGTAACCCATAGACAAGGAGCATACATAGATTGTGTATAATATACTGGACCGTAAATTATTGCCATTAGAGATTGTTTAAAATGTCAACTAATTTTGGATGTGGGTAAACATCACTTTTATCTTTTCTTACGCTGTTATGAGTATAGATGCCAGGACATCCAAATATAGCAGAAGCATCAATGTCAAAACTATTCGTAAACTTTTCGTCAATGCCGTACTTATCACATAAAAAGGTAAGTAATTTTTTGATACTTTTTAACTGTGGATCTGTATAAGAGTGCCAGTATTTAAAACCTTTGAATGGCTTGTCAAGTTCTGTTACTTCATTGTCATTGATACGCTTACCGACATAGTTATAAAAGCCATCTTTTTTCTTTGTCAGATAACCCCAGTTGCAAACTTCTATACCTATACTGATTTTGTCTAACCAATAGAATGGAGCATCAAACATTTTAAACACTTCAGGCTTTAATCCTAAATGATACGCCCAGTATTTATCCTCAAAGGCTTGTAAGATACTGCCATCAGCATCGATAACGTAAGCAGTTGCAATTCTGTCGACATTACTATTCCACCAGTCAATTGTATTCTTTGCTGATCCATTCCCTGCCGTATGATGCAAATAGATTTGCTTCTTTTCGTGCTTCTCCTGGAAGTATTGGTTCTTTGAAAGTTCGTATTTGATTATATCCATTGTTAGCCGTTTAGATAGTTGTTTAATTCCTCATCACTGGCAGTTAATGTATCAAATAATGTAACCCACTCATCGTAAGAACTGCCAGGAGTAATCTTATAGGATGTCAAAGCAGATACTCTTTGAAAGGCTAACTTAATACTGTCATCAGCATTGCCAAAAGGAGTAGCATATATCGTTGGATACATCACAATGTCCCAATTTTTAACCCAGTTGAAAGGCCAAAAGGCGAAGATTCCGTACTTGACTATCGCTGTATTGTCTCCTAATGCCTCGTTTGCTATTGCTTCTTGTTCTTGTGCTTGTTCGTATGTCATATTTCTTTATTTATAATGAAAAAAACTTTCTATTTTCTTCGTAATCAGGTAAAGAATTAGAAATTAATGTTGTAATAATATATTCCATTGCTTCTGAAATCATTTTTTCAACCTCTTTTTCTGTATCTTTTATTGCATCCCCTAAAGCATCTAACTTTTTACCCATTGATCTGCTGTTTTTTGTTGGCATTCCCTCTATACTATGTTTCTTTGCTATGGCAAATGCTACACTTAACGCTTCTTTGTCGTCAGATATACCCAATTTTAACTTTGCAAATCTTTGTAGTCCTTCTATTCTTGGCTTTGCAAATGGTTTCTTTATCTGAGAAGGAGTAACACCATAATTTTGATAAATGCCATAATCGTTTAAGTAAAAATCTATCCTGCCTCCGATGTCTGTTGATTCAATTTTGTAGTTGATTGTATCTATCAAATCACCAGTCATAACGTGCCCTTGAATTTTGAAGTTGTAAATTATTGATTTCTTTACAAGTTCGCCAATCTGTACATACAAATTATTGATATCCTGGTCCACTTACTTTAGTTTTTTATTTAATCTTTCTATGGCTTTCTCTGCTGTCATTCTTAACGTGTATTCCGCATTGTAAATAGTTATCAATTTAGCAAAGTTAAACCCTCTGTATTCGTGAGGCTTTATCTGTCTTATCTCTGTAACTGGAAAAACAATCTCTTCAAAGTCTATCATATCAGGAGACTTCGCTACAAATTTCACTCTACTCATAATAATTCGTAATCGTTAATGGATGGAGGAATATCGTTAAAGTTAATCGGTAAATTAACAATGTCAACAGTATCAATAGGACAATCCATTTGATACCATATCGTGAAATCGCATTTCAATAAACACAAACTGTCATTGTGTTGATCACTGATATAATCCGTTGTTACTGGACCTTGAAACCCTATTTGATAAGGAGCCGTTCTGCCTACTCTGTTAAATTCCGAAAAGACATTGGCTGCTAATGCTTCCAAATCTCTGAACACCTCAATGATACTTCTCTGGTTAATCGTGCCATCATTATTGTAGTATTGCAAATCACTAAACACTATCGTGCATCTCAAAGTATTGGTAAACCTTTTTTCTTTGATTTCAAGTGATCCAGTTGGATATAAGAACTGTATTGATGGGTATAATTTACCGACAGTATTCTGTCCAGTCCAGTTGTTTTGGATATTCGTATTGATGTCACTATACCACCCAAAATGATAAAAACCCACTCGACCAGGAGTAGAGACATTAATGCTCTGACATACCTGGTTGAATAGGTTCGATATTTGTACTATGTTCATCCTTATAAATTTTCTGTAAATTACAAAACTTTAAGGATAAAAAAGTATGATATACTTATAAATATAAATTTAGAGAAAAAAAAAGAGCGGAATTGCTGTTCCACTCTTTGATCTCTTTTAGTTGCACTATTTTAAAACATCCGTTTACCAGGCGGGAAAAACATTTTAAAAGCGCATTATAAAAATACAATATTATTTTAAAATAAAAAATTATTTTCTTATTTTTTTTTACTCAACACCTCACTATATCTGTTTTGGTAGGCATTCTCTTCAGCGACAGAACTAAGGTAAGTAAAGGCTTCCCAAAGGTTCGCTTGTTCTGCCGAATGTAAAGGAGTAAGGTCAGGTCTGTTAAATATTCCGCTTTCTGCCAATTGCTTAATCGTTAAATACCAACCGAATCGTTCTGTAAGGACTCCAACTCCTGCTTTAACTTCGTCAAAAGTTGGTTGTTTGTAGAGATTAACGAACTTATTTGCGATTTCTCGATTTGTTTCAGCAAAAAAAAACACACCCTCCATACATCCAACATATTCCACTCTAAGAAATCCTTCTCTCTTTTGAGTAATCTTTCGTGATACTGTTCGCCTTTCTTTCTCACCAGGACACACATCACTTTAGGCATAGCAAACCAGTTACCTGCTTCCATACTTTGCATCTGTGCTATAAACTGTGCTGTCTCTGCAAATTCAATCACTGTGCTATCCTTCATAAATTGTGTAGGTAAGTACCACACCTCTCCATTGCGTTCTATGATGTGATCGTATTCCACTTCAGGTAAGTTGTTGAATATCTTAATGACTGTATTGTACAACCATTCTAAGGCTTTCACTTGCATACCTTCACCACCGTCTTTCCCTAAGATATACTCTTCTGTCAATCCTGAAAAGTAAGATACCACCCTTGCGTAATATGGATAGATGTGTTGTGACTTTACAAGGTCCGTAATGCTATCCAGTTTTACTTCCAGTTCTGCCACCTTCTCTTTGTACTCTTTACTTTCCTTCTTTACTTCATCAATCTGTTGTAATATGACATCAATGTCTTTCAACACTTGTGGTTTGGTAGGCTCAATCAAAGAAAGAAAGTCCAAATACTTTTTAAGCGTTATATCTTTCAGTTCGATAGGATATTCAAATTTATCCTTATTACTCGTTGATAGTGTTATCATTCTTTCTGCTTTTACGAACTGTTTTCTCCACCTCTTGTTCAACACTTTGCTCTCTCATCTTTTTGGCATCCATTAAAGAGATTCTATTCTCTTTCTCGATAACATCTTTAGGTTTGTTGCTACCTTCTAAGATACCTGCATTGTTCATTGTTTGTGGTGCAAATCTGTTGCCGTGTTTTCTTGCGTTTAGATACTTTTGTATCTGTGCAGAAAGTGAACGTGAATTGTAGTCAGGATACTTTGTAAGCATACCGATTGCATCTGTCAAAATTTTACTGTCCTCTGGATTCATCTTCTTGTATTTTATTGTTATTTAATTCGGCCGTTGTTTTTCTCAATCCTAACAACCCTGCACCGATACCAACAAAGATAATACTTTGTGTGATAATATCAATGTCTTTGTTTATGAATACTTTATCTAAGCATCCAATGAGAAAGCATAAAGTTCCAATTGTGCATACCAATACACCCATTGTCCCTGAAGCACTTGTCTTGCCATCACTATTGGATGTCATTTGTGCAAAACTAAACTTGTTTAGATTTAATATTGTCTTCATAATGTTTGAATAATCTTTGGAAGGCTAACGATACGATATGTTTTCCAGGTCCTCGTAAGGATTTACCCTCCTTGTGTTCATAATATTCTTTTAAAATCTGTATTGCTTTATGTATGTCCATATTGTTGTATTATCCAAATGCTAAAACACCCTTTTCCCCATCGACCAAATCTCTCACTACATATCTAAGAGCATCCATACTGTGATCATCTATCTCTACCACTTCATTGGAGAAATTCCCATCTTTATCCTCTTTGTAACGATAAGAGCCTATCTCTCTAATCACATTGTGAGAATTTCGTGTAATATACAATTCAAATTCTAATATTTTAAGGATTCCGTAATAAATAGAATTGGGACCTTTTGTACTTGGCTTAACATTAAATATCTTACGCAGTTCTGCTATTATCTCTGGCCGTGCATTGTCAGCAATTATGCGTGTATTTTTAGAAACATTCAATCGTATCATTTCGGATTTAATCGTCTCACTTGTCAGATTGGATTTGTACAGCATCTCGTTTACGTATAACTTCTTATTGGCCTTGTCCATTTTAACGTATAGTAAGACAGTCGGATCGTTATATCCAAAGTCCATTCCGTAGCCATCCAATCCTTTCACCTGGTTAAAGTCTTCCAGTGATATGCTGTTCCATTTAGAGAAGACTAATCCACCTTCAAATGGTTTTGGGTCTTGTTGGTATAGTGCTTGGAAGGCTCTCGGATTTGCCACCTTAATCTCCATTAATCGCTTTAACGAATGCTTACTCTCCCATAGTGCTTCTCCTGGTTCCCTCACATCGTGTATACTTGTCGCTCCCTCACATATAGCAGGAAGTGATAAGATTGTCCAGGACTTATCGTGATTCATTCGTGATAATATCCGACCGCTCAAGTCATCGAGATTCCACCTGGTCTGTGTTACTATAATTTGTGAGTCATTATGTAACCTTGTCATAAACACTTGTGTGAACCAATCCCAAACCCTACTTCGATAGGTTATCGATTCTGCTTCGATAGCATCTTTAACTGGATCATCAATGATACCAATGTCGGCAGGAGTTCCAGTAAGTGAGCCACCAACACCAATGGACTTGTAAAACCCTCTGTGCTCTACTATTTCAAACATATCAGAGTTTCTCAAGTAACTACCTTTGGCAGATGTCCTTACATTAGATCCATTTAGTGTTGTCTCTGGGAAGATTTGTTGATACAATTCATCGTCAATAATCCTTTGTACATCTCGATTGAATGATGTCGCCAAGTCAGAAGAGTAAGAGCAACCGATAATCTTTAGTTTGGGATTGCGGCCCAATAGATAAGCAGGTAAACGCCTGGATGTAAGTTCACTGTTGTGAGTAGGGATAAGGTCATATCCTGCTAAATACATACTATCTTCAACTTGGATGCAATTGCCTTGTACGTATTCGTTTTCATCTATAATAGATTTGATAAATAGTTTGTACTTATCATTTCTATCCCCTCGTATTTTGTTATTTAGCCTATCTTGTTTGCGTTGTAAATTAAATATGTGTTCTCCTTTATTTGGATTAAATCCTATCCTGCATTTTTTGCCAACCAATTTTCCATTAATAAAAGCATCATAATATTTTATCCTGCATTTAATCCCTAAAGAACGTATTAAAACATATACATCTTTTACTAATTGATTGTCTTTTTGAGAGAATTCACAATTGCCTTCTTTGTCGACACATCCATCTGTATCCATTAATCCTCTAAGCAATTCTAATCTTTGCTCTTTTGAACTTAGAAGATAATCTATTGGAATATGTTTGTTTTTGTATAAATTATTTGCCCTTAATTTAGTAGTCAATCCATCAATTAATACTCTGTAAATCCCTTTTTTAACTTCTCTTGCTTCTCCTAATTTACTAAAGTGTTCTATATCTTCTTGGCCAACTGTTAAAACGCCTTGTCTGGAATGGCCATCTCCAAGCCAACAACCTAAAATGTAAGGTTCAATCTCAAGTTCTTTTTTTTCTGTATCTAAACAAGGCGAAACATCTATGTAAGGTAATCTTCTATGTTTTTTGTTGAATATATCTTTTGTCTCGCATATTAATTCTCTCCTTCCTTTACGATCATCATATTCAACTTTTATATTCCAAAGATGTTCATTCGCACATTTAATGGTTTTACCATCTTGAAATGTCATATTAACTACTTTCCATTTATATGATCCAGAATTAGCAATAACCTTCTTTGGTTTCCCATCTTGACCATATACAAAGTCACCAGGTATTAAGTCACCGTGATTAACCCATCCTTTTGTTGTAAGGATAGGAGTATCTATTGGCAAAAGTTTTCCGTGCTGTGGTGGCATAAACACCATTAACTTCTTTATCTTACCTTCTGCGAATTGCTGAAGATAGTCCATAAGAAGATCGTGGTGCCAGTTGATTTCGTAGTCAGGCTTTGTGTATTGAACAAAGTCCCTGAAGTCATCACTCGCTAATTTCGCCTTTATTTCTTGTTGCTTTTGTAATAAGAGCATCCATTGCTCTGAGTTCATCCTTGCTTAATTTATTGATGTCTATGTTCATTTTAACAGCAGGTTCGTCATTGTCTCCAGAGACCTTTTGGTATTGTGTTCCTAACCTTTTCAGTTCGTCCTCTGTTGCGTGTAACTTGTACCACATAGCAATCAATGCAGGATTATCGCTCTCTGACATTTTACTCTTTAGTTTCACTTTTTGCTTTACTACTTCACTCCATAGGGCTTCCAATATTTCAGCCTCTTTGTTGTATTCAGCATTGTAAAACTGTGACTTTCGTATAGGAATATGTTGTATCAATTCCTCCAGTGTTAAGATGTGATTGTCTTTGATTGCTTTTACTGCATATTCAATAAGCCATTCTCTATCGTATGTCATTGTCTTTGTTTTTATCAGTGTTCATAATTGATTCGTACCCATCGAGCATATGATTACTAAACTGCACTTGACAGATAGCCATTCTTTGCTGTACATCTGTATACTCTGCTGTCATTATTTCATCGGACATACATCTCTCAATAAAGTCTTTCTTTTTTTCTGTTGGTCTGGGTGTTGGTATAGGCATAGTTTATGGATTTAATATTATCAGTATCATTGTTGTTGCTATGGCAGTGGAACCGATCCCTAAGAATGCCAATCCCTTCCATAGACTTTTCCTTTTCTTTTCCTTTTCTAAGGATTGTCGCACCTGGTTGTTTATGATTTCTGCCCTTCTATATGAATCAATCAAATTGTTAGTCTCGCTCACCTCTATCTCATAGGCTTTTATAGCATCTGTTTGCTTTGTGATTGTCTCATTTAGCAGAATAGTGTGATTGTTTAGCATACCAATTATCTCTTTGCTATCGTCTAATTTACGTTTAACGTATTCAAGGGTATCGAATTTACTCAATACCCATTGTGCATACTGTCGATTCATTACAAAGAACGTATCAGTATTTATTATTTGTTGCCTTATCTCTCTATTTTGCCCTAAGAGCATCGAGTATAGATGAAGTGCTACTATCACCCCAGTTAGAATATATCTTTTCATCTTTGTTTAATTTGGTTATTCGTTCTTTAATCTCTTTATCTGTTCTGCTTATTTCGGCTTTTAGGTTTTCAATAGACTTTATTACCTCTATACGCTCTTTTCTCACATCAATCAATACTTTGTATAGGCTGTCTCTGTATCTATCCTCATAGTCGAAATACTGCTTCATATTATCCTCCTTCCTATGCAATGAAGATACGAAAAATAACAGTAGGGAGTTGGCTATTATGATAACTAAAATTATCGTGAATGCTGTTTTGTAATCTGATCTCATCATTTTTCAATAGTTATTTCAAGTTCATCAATTTTATCTTTCATTTTTTTAAAGACATATTTGTTTACATCGTTTAGTCTACAATCGTAAGAGAAGTCAACTGCTATTTTGCACAATGTTTTTATCAGGTCTTCGTATTGCTTCTCACTATTTACTTCTAAATGTACACCGTTATCCTTATGACTGGCTATTACTTCCAGTGCCAGGTTGTAAATGTCTTTTGCTATGTCTTGCCTCATTGTTTGATTTTTGGATATTCTAAGAATAATGGCCAGAATAATCCTGCTGCAAGACAAGGTAGTAAGGTAATCAAAGCATAAGCGAATAAGTGTTTATTCTTTACCCATCTTCTCCTATTGGCTAAGAATACTTTGATATTGTCTTTGAATACGATTACACCTGCTGCAATAGAAACGATAAGGTAAGCATACCAAATGGTTAGGATTATTGTCATAATATTAGAATCGATTATCAATTTTAGATATACTTGTTTCATAATTTAATAATTTATTGTATTTTTGTTTCAGAAAAAGTTCTTTTGATAAAATGCAGTCTTATTAATTGATTCACCCCACTTCCATTTGGTTGTGGGGTTTTTCATTACTTACTCTCAAGGAGAAATCTTGTACTCCCCTCATCTCTACCAGTTACTCTCACAAAGTCAACTTCCACTTTCGCAGAGTTTACAATTACTTGAGCCACATCGGCAATTGTTTTCGCTCTCTCTAATTCCATTGGATGTTCTGGGTCTTGCAGTGCTTCCAGTGTAGCGAATAAGTGATTTCTTAAATCATCAATCTTGTTTCTCGGCATCTTGGATTCTTTTTTTAAGTTTTTTAATTAATCTATTTAAATCTCTTAGTATAGGATGATTGTGTAGTGAGTTCCTTAACATAATCTCTTCTTGTGTTGTAAGAAATAGGTTATCAATATCGCAGTTTAGTCTATTGCCATCTTTGAAAGTAACAACGTGCTTGGGAGGAATTGGTCCGTTGTGCTGTTCCCAAATGTATCTGCTTTTAGAAACCATTGGACCTCGTTCCGATACCTTTATGAAAAGTATTTTGTCTACCGGGCAAATCCTTTCATATCCAATAGGCTTTGAATTGTATGGAATTTGTCCAGGCTTAAACATAGTATTCTTTACCCTCTCATAAACATCAGGAGGCATCTTTTTCCCTTTGTTGTGTGATACTTGACCTTTATTAAATTGGTTCTTTTTCTTACTCTCTTGTCTTCTCTGTAATACTTTTTCCCCTATTTTAAGATCATATTTTTTCACTATCCTGGACACAGTACATACATTAATATTAAGCATATCGCTAATCTCGATAAACATATAATCATTAAGCAATTCCTTTACTTTAGTGATTAGTTCTATTGTTACGATTACTGGTTTTTTCTTTGACATACTTTTTATAATAGTCCGATTCTTAAATCTCTACTTTCCAACAGTCCAAAATATTGAAGTACCCAGTCTTACCCTTATATCCTTTTACATTGCAGGATGCTGTCACTTTCAATCCTTCGCTTACTGGATTCTTATCTACATTATCCTTATACAATTGTAGTGTGATAAATGTCGGATAGTCTCCCTCTGTTTGGATTGTGAAGTTTCTCTTTTTGAATGTCTCAAAATGCTCTACTGGTTGTACATCAACGATTGTCCCAGTTACTGTGAATTTACTCATTGTCTTACTGTTTTTAAAGTTTTAATAATAGTTACATCCTCTTTCGTTTCAAGGAATATCTTATCTGTGAATCCAAATATAAACGCTGGATCAACATTGTATTTTTTGCAATAATTATAAAGGAATGACATAGAAGGAAGATTGGTTCTTGTATACTTCCCAACAATATGGGAGTATGTCCCCAGTTCATTTGCTATTGTCGATTTACTTATCCTTTGGTTTTTCTTTAGTTCTTGGAATGATAGTGCGAATCTCTCGCAGATTATTGTTTCCTCTTGTTTAGCCTTCATTGTTGAATAGTTGTTCAGTTAATGTATTAATTGTGTGTTCGCTCTCTCCGTTCAATTGCTTGGATATTAGTTCCAGTTTGTTTTCGAATTGGTCTTCTGTCTCTGATAAAAATGTACAGATTAAATCTTCTATGCAAGACAGTAGTGGATCTGTGAATTCTGTTAAGTCTATGCCAGTCCCTTTAAGTGTGTTCAGTTTTACTAAGGTTACAGACATCTGTCTAAGTGCAAATTTAACCGCTTGTTTTTGTGATTGTTTCTCCATTGGTTTATTGATTGATTTATTGATTAAGCATCTATATCTTCGGCATATTTACATCCGAATAATATTAAAATATGTGACTGTCTTTCTACTAAATAGTGATAGAATTCCTTACATCTTTCCGCTAAGAATTCAATGTCTTGTTCGTTTCTTAATACTACCTGCTCTGTGTAGTTTAGTGGCTCTGGGTAACGTGGATCAAAAGATATGAACGTACATTTCTTGGCTCCAGTAATCCACATATACCCTTGCATCTGCCACCAATATTCCTGGACGTATTCGTTTGTCGGTTCTGATATTGGGTCAAAGGAGAAATCCGTTAAGTTCTTTAAATGGTTTGTCGGATTGTATGGACATTTGACCTCGATAATATGTTCATCGTTTACAATGCCATCTGGTCTACCTTTGATATAGGGAATAAGTGCGTGGTGTATACTTCTTTCAGGAGTAAGGACTGTCTCGAAGTTTTTACATTCAAACTTTTGTATGGCATATGGCTCATATTCGATACCGTGCTGAAGTGCCCATACTTTAAGTTGCTCCTTCTCTACTCCTAAAGATTGCATTATAATTTCGTCAGCATATTCCAATGCAGTTTTGTTAAATGGATGCTGTTTCCCCTTGCCTATAATTTTAGCGAAGTTAGAGGGTGTGATGTACATTTGGTGTAGTTCCATTGGTTTTGATTTTTATACTGGTTGTTTATCGTCTCTGAATTTTAATCCATACATAAGGCCGACCATAGCCATTTCATTTTTACATTTGATTGTACTCAACTTTAACTTTTTACGTATTAGTTTTTCACCAAATTCCAACCACTCGTAATACTTCTCCTCCGTTATTGTGTATTGATTATACCAATCGTCTTTGCGACCTGCAACATCGTTATAGGTTAATTCATATCCTGCCAGTTCAAACTGCTTGTTTATTAGTGTGACGACAACATCGTCTATTTTAGATTTTCTCATTTGTGTTTCTTTAGTGAGCCCATTAATGCTATAAATTCCCATATTTGATCTTTTGTAGTGAATTCAATTACTGGATCAGTATCAAATAAAAATACTCTCCACCCTTCTTTTTTTGCTTCATCAGAATCATTAGAAATTAATGACAATCCTTTTGCAATATCTAAAGTGTAATAATAGAAATCGCCATCATTACTGACTTCCTTTTTGAATAACAAATAGAGTAAATTTGATTCTCTCATTTTTATAACTTTATGTAAAAGTAAACAATATTATTGATATTCAAAACATTTTTAAACAATTTTTAAATTTAATAAGGCTAATTTAAAAGCATCTCTTTTATCCTGCTCTGCCTTTAGTCCTTTGTAATTTATGACCAGGTACTTTTCCTGGTCCATTATGGCTTGTGCTGTTTTGTGGTCCCATTTAGAACCTTTTGCCAAAGGAGAGATTTCTTTCACTTTGTAGTTTCCTGCTTTTAGTGTATCGACTACTATTTGTGATATGGCCTGGTTCATTCCGACATTGCGTGATTTTCTTGCCACTACTAACTTAGAGCCAGTAGTATCAAAGGAGGCTTTTTGCAGGTTAGAATTTTCAACACAAATAAATAATTCTTGTCTTGGGTATGCGTGATGTAAAAAATTGGCAAAGTTTAAAAAGTCTTTGAAGTCTTTCATTATTTCAAATCTCACTTCCTTTTTTGTACATAATATTGTACAAACTGCAAATCCATTTTCTCTGAATGCAGGATCAATCCCTATAAGAATCATATAAGTATAGTTTATGTTTAATGATGTAATTGTGTACGTGCTTCCAGTACCCTTTCTTTGAGCCATATCCTTTCAGTTGGTTACAAGTTGTAACCGATTGATATCTTAATTGTGGGTAATGGTAAGATAGGAAGAGAGAGTGATCCAGGTAAGAATGCCAAACGGATTGATAAGACCTCCATTTTATATTGTTTCTGTCTACAAAGTAAGTATTTGTAGTTTTCATTGGAGCACCTGGATAGTATTTGATAGCAAAATGATTATTGGAATGTATAGATATTCGACTTTTCCCTCCTCCACTTTCGATTATTGCTTGTGCTAACTGTATCGAAGCAGGAATGCCAGTGATAGATTCCATTATTTTTGCTTTAAATATATTCTTTTCGATATAATTGTCACTTATAATAGACAAAATTAAGGTAAATAAGAGTAATTGCATATAATATTTATCATTTATAGTGCTAAGGATTCATCCAATCGTAGTAATTCAGACTGTTGTATCTCGTAAAAGTTCTGATTGAATATAAATTTTTTGTGTTTATCTTTTTTTAGCAGTTGCAATGGGATAGAACCTTGAAAAATTACCTTCCAAGCATCTTTATATTTCTCAATTGTTGACAAAATATAGATGTCTGATGGGTTTTTTAGACTGTGTTCCCTAATCATTAGAGGCTTGTCGTGTCCATATGGCCCTTTAATATCAATTCTTTTGCCGTCTAAGACCATATCTCCCCTATCGGTATATATAGAGTTCACTTGTGTATTTTTAATGTCGCATACGGCAAATTTAAACATAATTGATGTAGCCATTTCAACTATCACTCCCTGAATACTAATTTCTAAAGGATCTCTCTTTGCATAAATCTGTTCTTTGACATTGTTTGCTCTGTTGGTTTCATACCTTGCTGTTCCTATCCTGGTGCATTCGTCCAGTAGTTTACCTTTGACGATTATAAATTCACCTTTTTCGACTATGTACATAAGATTAGTTTACAAATCCAGTGATATAATACCACACAAATAATTTCGCATAATTAGATTCTGTCTTTCTTTGGTGGTCAGGAGACTCAATACCGCTAAGGATATTCTTTGTTTGCTTTCTGGCGGATTCTGCTGAATAGGCATTGAAAGAATTCCTACCAGAGGATATATTTCTTAGTGCATCCTTTTTGGCTTTCTCATACATTTGCTTTTTAACTTCTCTCGGAAAGTCTATCTTACCAAATTCCTTAAGTATCTTCCCAAAGTACATTGGAATTTCTTGGTATTCAGAGTATACTGCTTCTCCATTCTCTTCCAGTTTTTGTTTGGCATCATTTATAACAGCCATTGCGTGTATACGTGCTCTCAAGTTTAGTCTGTCTATCTCTTCATAAGTTTTAGACCTGGAGTTGTCAACTTTGTTAAGTTTTTCCATCAACAAAATGTTTCTATACTTGGAATAGGCTGTCAATAGGTCCGCAATAAAAGTGATGGACATTCTTTTGTACTTGTAGATGTCAAATTCAAATCTTTTCATTGCAGCACATTCAAATGCTACTGGTATCTCATTAGGACCTAATGTCATAAAGTTTCTTTCAATGAAATAGTAGCATTCCTTTAGGATGTTTCTTTCGCTGTCAGGACTATAACCAAAGTATTGCTCACAAGCATTGATAAGGCTACCTATAATGAAATCCATATTCACCTCTTTGTCTGTGTCTTTGATTTGGTTGTTTGATCCTAAGAACATCTCTTCGAATATTGATTTAATGTCCTTTGATTTCTCGTTTAAGTTTAGCAACGAATTCACTTGTTGTGAGTTTTGGTTTAGCAGTTCCATTTTGATTTGATTTTTTAGGTTCGAAAATACCTTGCCATTGATTGGCAATGCTGTTATTGATTGATTGAATTATTTCGTCTTCTGTGAATTGGTTTAACCAGGAATCTAAAGTTTTTATTCTTTGGTCTATTGCTTGTTGTGACTTGTATGGTTTTTTAATGTCACTACGATATTTGAAATATTGGTTTAGTGTTTCGATAAGATAGGGAGAAAATCTTTCAGGGTAAAAATATTGAAAAACAATTTTCTCTTTCTTTACTTTTTTCTCCTCCTTAACAACCACCGATTTGTCAAAATCGTCTTTTATTTCTTTTATATTCTTTTTATTATTTTTATTTCTTTTATATATGTGCACGTATTCGTGCTCAGGTAGCACATATTCGTGCTCTATGGGCACATATTCGTGCTTGGGTAGCACATATTCGTGCTCGGTGGTAACGGATTCGTGCTCTATGTTTTCAGGCACAAATTCGTGCTCGACATCAAATTCGACATCTAAACTTTTGAAATTTATACTTAAACATCTCAACCCATTACTGTCATACTGGGTGAAAATAAAATTGTTTTTCCTTAGATCGGAGAGCATATTTTTTACTCTCCCACCTGACAATCCAATTATCTTTCCGATGTTGTCATTTGACATCTTACAGTAGTTCCCAGTCTTTGAGTAGTTATGTATCAAAGACATCAAAAACTTCTCCGTAGGGTTTAAATTTGGATGCAGGAATATTTCTTTTGGAATCCACATACCTTTGAAATTTTCATTCATAACTTAAATTAAAAAAGCCTCCAAAAGTGTGTGTAGTAGCAGATACACAACACCTAAGAAGGCTCGTAATTGGGTTATATTTCTTTAAACTATAATTTGACTGCTACACCAAAATATAATTTCAACTCAAAATAAGAATTTATATTTACTTTTTGCACCTTTTGTGTAATAATTTATTTTTTCCTGCTCTAAATCCATTGCTTTAAATAGTATATACTTTAAGTATTTACTTTTATTCTCTTCTCTCGACATCCATTCCAAAATAGCATTGAATTTCATTGGCTTTCTCATTTGATACGGTGCAGGAATACGATTGATAAAGTCATTTGTACTGTCTTTTATCGCAATCTGTATAAGTTTACCAGGATCGTTATCGTCAGGAATAAAGTAAGAACTTGATATCATTTCTTGATATTGGCTAAAATCCCATTTTACTTCCACAAAAGTTTCAAAGATAGCAGAGGCCGCTTCCAACTTAGTACAAGAAACCCCATTTCTGAGGCTCTTGACTAAATATTGAACATTCTCTACAAAATCGTTCCCTAAACAACTGGCTCTAAAGTATGTTCTAAACATTGTTTACAGATTAAATAAGGTTAGACAATTCTTGTTTCTGCTCTGATGTCAACTTGTACATCTTTATTGCTTCTGATATTCTTACCAATGGCTTCTCCTTTACCCAGTTTAATACCTTTTCCCACTTGTCTTCTGGGACCTCCTTTTGATATGTCAATTGTTCCTTTTGGATTGGAGCACCAATAGCATCCGTGTCAGTATCGACATTGATACATAGAATAGCAGAAAGGCTGTATCTCTTTGCGTAAGTTATCCCACCACCCATATCCTGAAGAGCATTGGTTCCCTTGTTACCGGACATCGGAGAGAATGGCATCATACTCGTTCTGAATTCTCCACTTGTGTGATAAATTGTAGTGGAAAGGAAATCTCCAGTCATATCCTGGCAGATCACAAGACCGCACTCGATAAGCATTGGTCTGATGGTAGTCAATAGATTGTCCAATGTAACATACCCATTTTTCAAGTGAGCATTTTTCCCATCTTTTTTAAGACTGGCGTTTTGGAATAACCCTTGAAATTTTACAAGGGCCTTAACCAGTTCTGTGATTGTTTCACTTTGGATTAGATGTTCATTTACGTTTTTCATAATTTGGTAATTTTATTGGTTATTTAATTTGAATAAGAGTGTAAGTGTTAGTCAATTGGTTTATGACTTGAAAAAATGATTTGTCATCGTGATCTTCATTGTCATCAAGGCCTAATTCTAATTTGTCATCGAGATCAAGATCATCGATGTTTAGTTCATACATAGTTAATGATTTAACTAATGACAGCATTTGTACATTAGCACCATCGATATGAAAGAACATATCTTTGACATATTCTCCGTAAAGTTCAATAAATGCTTTTTGCTTGTACTCTGGTAAGTGATGGAATGGTTGCATAAATTTGGTTTGTATTGGTTAAAAATGTAATAACGAATACAAATATAAACTTATTTATACATTTATCAAATCTTTTGAGAAAAAATATTTATTTATTTTTAATCCTGATACTGGTCTCTAAGAAGTTTAATTATTTGCTCCTTGTCTCTGATTGTTGTTTCTAATCTCAAGTTATTCTTTTCGAACATTGACCGTATCTCTTCCAGGTGTTTATGATGGTCATCACGGATATTTTGTTGTTCCTTTAAGAATGTCGCATTTAAGTCTTTCATCTGTTCCTTTGTGTCTCTTAACCAAAAGTATAAAACAGCAGGGACCCCAAAACTACTAATGATTTTAATAATTTCTATTTCGCTTATAATGCCTCCAGTGAACAAAAGTAATGCAGCACCTGAAACAACATCGACCATTCCGTGATGACTCATATAAAAAATTTAGGATAGGTTATCAATAGTTAATCCGAACAAAGACGCTAAAGAGTAGGCATCAGTTGCCATATCTCCGTTAACGATAGTGTATCCACATTCAAACAATGTGATGTTATTATTTTCATCCAATGAAACGTGGATAGAAAAATTGTCTACATATTGGCAGAAATCCATATTCAATGTATGTTGTTTTCCATTGATATAAATCTGATTGCCACTAATAAAAATCTCTTGTAATAATCTCATACTTATACTGTTTTATTTAATATAACATTTACCATTCTTAAAGTTGTACTATCTGCCGCATTTCCCAACTGAATTGCAATAATTATGTATTGATTAATTGTCCAATCTATACTCACATCACTGGCCGCTGTTGTGGCTAAAGATGCTGAATCTGTCAATGCTCCTGAAGTAGTTGTTAAAAAGTTAGTTGTGCCCCCATCGACATTGGCAGTTCTTTCTACTAAAAAGAATCGACCATTTAAGTTAGTGGTTACATAGGTTGCTAATAGTGTTGCACCACTTAAACTGGCCGCAGTATTGACATATATTCTTACTGTTGGATTTGCTGCCGATCCTGCTGGTTTAGTAAACTTTGTACTAAATTGAATCCCATCCCCAGTACCAATAGTATTGGCATTAATTAACTTGGAATAGACCAATGTATTATTTGTTGTACCGGTATGAGCAGTATTGGGAGAGGCTTGTGCTAATACCTGAAGTCTTGGAACTGTATTCTCCCATCTTAATGCGGAGCCATTATATTGTAATACCTGGTTATTTGCTAAAGTTATTGGATAAGCGACATCATGTAATTCATTAAGTTCATACCCATTGTCAACTTTTACAAATATCTTTCCGTGTACAGCGTGAGCATACTCCACATATCCAATAGTAACTAAATGTTGTGGAGCGGAAGGCTTTACATTTGTAATTTGTCCTGCTGTTGTTGGTGACAAGTATAAGACATCGCCATCGGCCCAAGTTTCACCTTGTAAACTTCCAGTAGTATTGATCTCCCTAACCAATCCAAAAGTAGTAATAAATCCCTCCTGGTTCTGTGCTATCGTCTCTGTTACCAATCCAATAGTTGTGGTACTATTTGCATCATTATTCGCTTGTGCTAATTTAACAGACAATCTCTGGCCAGTAGCACCGCTTATTTTTACTGCCTGATAATTGGCTTCTTGTAATGTAATTAATGGCACTGTCTTATTCACTACCCTAACAACATTCTCCTGACCAACTTGTAATGTAACATTCCCACCTTTCAAACCTAAATCCAAAGTGCCTTCTGTATTGTTCCATACCAATTCACCAACACCTGCCGTATCTATTGTGGAAGTATTGAATCCAAGTTTATCGACATCAATAATATCAAGATTACCTGCTGAATTACCAACAGTTAAAACTTGTGTAAGGTCTTGAGAGCCACTGCCCCCAGTTACCCTAAAAAAAAAAGAGTCAGCCAATAAATCCAACAAATCGTAAGCATTACCAGCGAATGGAACAACCGCAGCAGGTTCTATCTGTGTGCCAGTTATTTCAGTAGTTACAAGCGTTGTAATTTTGTCACTATTCGCATAAACATCGACAGTAGTATCAGAAGTCCATTGAATAAAAGAATCGCTTACAAGGCGTTTTACTACGTTTCCAGAACCATCCTTTAGGATGACATTGCCATTGGTTAATTTAACTATGATCATTTTAGTAGAAGATTATATTTGTTGAATTATTCTTTTGTCTTTTACAAGTTCTGCAAAATCCATACATACCATAAGAACCACAATTACACCAGTGACTATTGTTACCACAGCCACACTCATCCTCGCAACTTCCACAAGAATTACAAGGGCAGTGTTTACTATTGAATAAAGGATAAGCAGCCTTGTTTTGGCATAAATACTCTTGTATGATGTCCTTTAGATTTTCCATTCTTTGCATCATTGTATCCTGCATAAACTTTATAGCACTCATACCTCCATTCTGTGCAAATTCACTATCGTTTTGGAAAATACCTTTGCTTGTAACATTCATTACAATAAATGGTAAAGCCTCATACCATACGATATAAGAATTAAATCTCAATAGGTATAAGGTCCACAATGTTTCATAGTTGGGATCGTTAGGAAACTTGTCAACTAAAGCACCAGCATCTGGATTGTAGTTACTCACCGCAGTGTTTTGATTAGCGACCATATCGTTATATAATGCACTCCCTAACAGATGTATCAAATGTCTTTCCTCTGCACTTTGGATGTGAGGAGAAATTTGATTGATGTCAAACCTGGCATTTACTGGAGCCGCTCTATAAATACCAGTATTTACTACTTCTTGTGGTTTAATTAGTTGCATCTTCTATTGTGTTTTGTTCTTGTTGTAATGGTGCAAATCCTAATTCCGCTCTTTGTTCGTCCATTGTCAATACCTTCTCAATTGTCAAATCTGCCATAAATGAGACTGGAGTAGGTTTAGCAATATCCAAAGCAATGTTTGTCCAATTGTTACCCAACCAAATACCTGCATCCTGAATAACTGGGTTTAAAAACTTACCCAAGAACATTCTTTGCATTGGCCTGATAACAGTATTATAAACGATTTCAAATTCAGAACGTATCATTTGATTGCTTCCTAAACTACCGGGCTGTCTTAATCCAGTTAAAGCAACAGTCCATCTGTGAGCACTCACTATGGCTTCTTGTGCCATCTTTTGCAATTGTAAGAATTCGCCCTCGTTTTGGTTGGATAATATCTGTACATCGGCTTTATATGTCTCATCTCTCAATGCTTGAATAAACATCTTACTGTTGTTTCCAGTACCGGTGAAGCAGGATTTCATTGCAGCAACTAATTCTTGTGCCTCTTCCTGATTTGTTGAACCATATAAATTAACGATAGCAGAAGGAGTGAAACCATTTTCAAACTTAGATTGGTTAAATTTAGGGATTCTATATTCTATTTCTGCCCATATTTTAGCAGCAACCCATTCAGGTAACCCCCAATACATCAATGTACTATCATAATTCTTTAGATGGAAGATTGATTTTTCTACACCGTCAATCACTTCGAATTTTGGAAAGATAGGATAGTCGATTGGTGCTTCAGGAGTTATGTACCAGGGCTGTTCAAATTCGCTTGTAACACCTATATGAGTTGGATTTAACTGATACCTTCCTGCTTTTTTTGGTCTACACCAGGTTATTGGTAAAAGTCTAAGTTGATATTTTCTTGTATTACCTACCTTTATCTTACAAATCTCGATAAAAGCATTCCCAAAGTTATTAAAATCTGTAATAATTTTATTCGTAAGTTCATCAATGTTTTCCCCTTCGGCATTTACTTGTTTTAAAAAATTATTTAACGTAAGTTCATCGACAATATCTAAATTTTGTTCTTGGATTTTCTGTTTTCTTACTGATGGGAGCGGGTCCATTGTCGCAGCAGCAACACTATAATAGCCATCACCCATAAAGTAAGATACCTTTTGCTGAATGATTGATGCCGTTGTGCTTGAATTATTACAAATGGCTTGAATTCTGTCCAGTGCCCAAAGGTCATAAGTCTGGAAAGGAATATATTCAATAACAGATTGATCTAAAAATCTCTTTGTAGGTTCTGCAAATATGTCATCCGCTAAGAATGGAGCCAGTCCTAACTGAACAGTAGTATAGGCATTAACATTCGGGACCGATTTCTGTGAAATCTGTGTATTTTGACGTTGTGTCTTGACTCTCTTCTGTTGTCTTGGCGTTGTCATACTGCTTGTTTTTTACTTTTTTAGTTGTGGTAATATAATCGACTCCTAAGTGATAAAGATGTTCCAATTGTTCTTGCGTTGCATCCTTTAATACTACCTTAAATTTAGCACAATATGCTGTATTATTCAAAAATGACTCTTTAACTTTAAACATAGTTTTTAAATTTTGAAAAGGGATGCCACTATCGCTAATAGCACCCCTTTAATGTATAGAAATCCAAGAGAAATATTAAGGAATTACAGTCGCAGAAGCCAATGGATAGGCCTGGATAGTAGTTCTCGCTGTAATTGTTACAGTTGCCTGGTTCTGATCATTGATAGCAGTACCAGTTGTAGTCTCAACATTTGTCAATTGAGCAGGAAAACCGATACCAGCATTTGTCAAAGAATTAGTAGTTCCCCAAATCCATCTGCCACCACCATTTTCAACGTGGATAACTACGAATCCGCAGCAACAAGCCTGAAGTTCAGCAATAGCATCTCTCGTGTCTTGTGAGTGACAAGGAAAAGTGCCTACTAATGTTTGATTGATAACAGTATTACAGTTTGTTCTTTCTAATGTTTCAGTCCAAGAACCAGTCTCCTGGTATGGAGTAAATTCGTAGAAAGAAGCACCACCCACCATTGTAATGACAGTTACTTCCCCACTAACAAAAGTAAGGGAAGCGACATCGTCAATACTTGCCAGGTAGAACTTATCCAAACCTCCAGCACAAGATGTGGAGCAGGAAAGTGATAAACCATTTGTTAAGCAAGACATATTATATGTTTTTTATTTTGTGAAAAAATTTTAGTACGCAACAGCCATCAATTCATTGAACTTGTAGTTGAAACCAAGATAGAATTTGATTTTTGCTTTCAATTTATCTTCAGTTTTGTCAAACCAAGCATCGAATTGATTTTGGAAGTTGTTGATGTCAGTACCTAACACCAAGTTCTTTCTTTCTGTGTAAAGAACGTAGTTAGCATCAGAGATACCTTGATAAGCCTGAGCGTATCCTTGCCAATCGTACATAGGTTTAACTTCAATACCATTGAATGATAAAGCAGAAGCACCGTTCATCTGTAGTTCCAAGTGCATATTTGAAGACACACCAGCATTTTGAAGGTCTTTCAAATATTGTCTGTAAACATTAGCAGAAACTAAGAATACTTTTGATCCTTCAGGAGTTGCTTGTAATACATTGGAAGCGTTTTCGTAAACAGCGTTCAATAAGTCAATACCATCACCTGCAGTCAATGGTGTACCAGAGTTAGAGTTGATGTAAGGAATCATATTGGCAGCAACCAATTGTGGAATATAAACAGACCACATACCATCAACGAAATTGATGTCAGTGTTACCAGAAGCCTTGTCACCGAAGAATGCACCCAAAAGAACATCTTTCTTAACACCTTGCACCATTCTTTCAAGTAAAAGGTCCATAAAGATAGTACCTGCAAGGTCATCCATAGCAGTACCTTTTTTCATCAATTGCTTGTAAACAGTGTCAGCAAATTCGTCATAGCATAATTCAACATTAGCCTTAACCAATTCAGTCTCGATACATCTGTCAAAGATTGCGAAGTTACCTTTAGGAGTCCATCCACAAGTGTTTGTGTTTTGAAGTAAGTTAACCATAGTGTCAGCATAAGCAAGATTTTGCTTCTTGTTTACTAATACCATAGTGTCAAAGATTTCTTCAACATTAGCGTCAAAGAATATCGGTTTTAGCAAAAGTTCTTGTGCTTGTGAACCGATTAAGTTTATTGCGAATTGTCCGCTTTCTACAGTTGCCATATTTTTAATTATGATTTTGTAAGTGATTAAATAAGATTAAAGAACAGGAGGAGTGAATGTAGTGTCGATTTCAGCAGTTGAACCATTAGTTCCCAAAATGGTAGTGTTTACTGTCTGCATACAAGCACAAGTAACAAATGTCTCACCACTCTCTTCAGCAGTGATAGCCACTTGCCAAGTACCACCGAAAGTTAAGCCTGAAGCATCAACAGTGATAGGACCAAATGGAGAAGTAGTGTCTACACTGGAAGCAAAGTTACCATAACCATCAGTTACAGTTACTTTGATGTATCTCAATCCAGCAGAAGGAGAAGTGATCGTAGCAACCAGGTCAGTTCCATCAACTTCTAAAGCCACAACAAATGTGAAAGGAGTTGAACAACAGTCACCTTGAGTTTTCAAAGTTTCAGCATTACCAGGATTGGCAGTTGGATTTGTTGGTGCAATGTATATACTTTCAGTAGCACCATTTACGAAGTTATTATCTAAATTGTAAGGCATTTTTTTTAGATTTTAATTGTGAATAATTAGCGTTTAAGAATTTGCTTCATTACGAATTGTCCAGCAGCGTGGATTTGTTCGTGTTGAAGTGATTTTACTTTTGGAGAGTTGTTTTCAACTTTACCGCTTACAGTCTTTGCTAAAGCGTTAGCCATAACTTCCTCCTTTTCTTTGGTCATACCTTCGATTTGTTCAGTCATAGCCCCCATTTTGGTTTCTAATTCTGCTAATCTTTTGGTAAGTTCCTCGATCATTTTGTCTTTCTCCTCAACGACTTTGTCCATATCGTCAAGTTCTTCGTTTTTCTTTTCCTCTCCTAAAGAAATTTCCTTTTCGATTTCAATCTCTTCTGCTCTTACAGAAAGACCTAATGCTAAGGCTATCTTTTCAACGAGTGATTTGTTTTCGTTCATAAGTTTCACTTTTTTTGGAATGTTTTTAAATTTATTAATAGAGTCAGGTCTTAATGAAGCGAAAGCCAAAGTTTCCAATTTCTTGTCTTTAGGCTGCTCTTCAATATAACCATCAATAAAGCCATAGTTGTAAGCCTCTTGTGCTGTCATCCAGGTTTCTGCTGTCATCATTTCAGATACCATTTTTTTAGTCTTTTTAATATCTCCATCGACTAACTTACCTGAATTCTTGATCTTAGCGACATAGATGTTTAACATCTGCTCGTCGACCTTCTCATATAGGTCAATCATTTTTTGCATCTCTTCCTTATTCCCCATAGACATTCCCCAACAGTTGTGGATCATAAAGAATCCATTCTTACTCATAAGAGATTTGTCGGCTGCTAACATTACAACAGTAGCAATGGAGGCCACAATGCCAATACCTTTGGCAGTAACTTCGCCAGGATAAGACGAAATAAGGTCCGCCATAGACAAACCTTCGAATACATCGCCACCCTCACTTGAAATGTTTAATACTACTGGTTGCCCTGATGCCTCCAGTAAAGCACTATTAATAGCATCTCGTGTATTAGCACTTGATGGCTCAATTACTCCTAATATATTTGCTTCAATCATTGCGTTAGGATTTTGGTTATCTATTTGTTTCAACTTTCTTATGGCCCATTCAATACCTTCAGTACCACCCCAAGCATCCCAAGCCAAACCACCACATCCTTCGCTATACGGAACATCTTTGTGCTGTTGGTGTCTCTTAAAAGATGCCATCCTGGAGATCGTTTCTCTTGAAATAGGCTCTCTCTTTGCTAATTGATTGGCTCTTTGTTTGCCAGTTGCCTCAAGACAAGTTCCCCATCCATTCTCTTCCGCCCAGTTAAGTGCTCTTTGTGCGTTCTCAGATGCTGCTTTAGGATAGTCTGTATAGGATTGTTCTGCCATAAGATTATTTGGCAGTAAAATTATGTTACAAAATGTTTAAAAAGTTATGATTGTTTTGTAATAAGATAAAACAAAAAACCCCTACCGAATGGTAGAGGTCCCTAATCTAAATTACTAACGTATAAAAAACTAATGAAAATCTCAAATGATAGGTCTTATATCGTCATCAAGTTCTAATTTTATGACTCTAAAGTCTTTAATCTTATCAAAGTAATCGTCAGCAGCATCGATAACAATATCACTATTTCCTTCTAATGTTTCAAGTGCTTTTTGATACCCTTCAATGTAGGCTCTGACAACAATAATTTTTAAATCATTGTCAAACTTGTCTAAATTCTTAATAACTGTTTTTAACATAATAGTGGTTTTTGGTTTGTGATATAAAAATAGTAAATATTTGTTACAATTCAATACTACATAGATTTAATTTCAATAGCCTATGGATTAAACTGGTAGTTAGTTCTGCATAGGTTATCATTTCCTCCTCTTTGCTTATGTCGTAGTTGTACTTCCAAAATGCCAAGTGCATTGCCTCGTGGAAAATAAGAGTAATATCCTTGTGTCCGTTTCCAAGTCTTTTGGAATTGATAAAGAGATACATTTTGTTTTCACTATTTGGGATCACGTTGCACATCCCTGCAATGAAAGCACTGTACTTTGTATCTGTTTTCTTTTCGCAATCCTTCCTGGACAAACCGTGTAATTTATTTGCATTAAAGTAATTGAACAAATCAATGGAATCGTCACCGAGTAAGAATAGGAAGTCTGTAAACTGATGTGAAATCATAAATTAAAATAGTTTTGATTGGTTAATTATTCTAATACAATACAAGGAGATGGAGAATTTGGAAAATTTGCAGAAGCGGGAGGCATATGATTAGCACGATTTTGAATTAAAGAATTCAATTTTTTATTATGACTAAATATATCAAATTCTGAATCAAAAGAAATATGTGTTTTTATAGTAACTTTTCCTTCTTCACACCATTTTCTAATATGAGAAGATGTAATATTATTTCTTTCTATTAATAGCAACATTAACATATGTTCATCTTGATTACAATCGTATAAATCCATCATTTTATTATGAACAAAATCTAAATTATTATGTAACCATTTTTTATCTATTTCAATTTGTTTTTTTCTTCTATCAAATGCTTCTTTAACTAAACCACTTTTATTGTTAGAAAATGAAACATCGTGAGCAAGTCCGTGACATTCTACACAAATATTAATAAGATTACTTTCATCATCACTTCCGCCTCTTGATTTCGGCACTATATGGTGACTTTCAAGATAATCTGTTTTTTTTCTACATATTTTACATTCTAAGTTTCCAGATTCCATTATAAATCTAATTTTAATTGTGGAAGAATTGGTTTATAGTATTCTTTGGTTTGATAATCGTACTGAAACCAGTTGTTAATAAATTTCTTTGTGTAAGTGTCTTGATTTATTTCCATTATTCTGCCACCACAGTCAAAACAATACGATGGTTTAGTGTGAATATACTTCGCCTACTTTTGTGTTAATAAACTATTTTTCTATCTAATACCTGCCACACAAACAGACAGTTGTAATCTCTGATCTCCATTAGGCACTTGCCGTATTTCTTTGAGTAGTATGTATGGAGCATTCCTTGATCAGCCTCATTATAAGCGACAACCATTAGTCGATACCAGGTAACATCATTGATGACTTTACGCTCAAGGTATACAGTGTCAATGACATCTTTGTCATACTCGAACATTTGAGGGTTTCTCGTGCTCATAATTTGAACACAATACAATTTTTCGTTAGATTGGCCCATAAGGATAAGTGAGCCTAATACAAGAAGTGCGGTTAAAATAATTGATCTCATAAAAATGGTTTTTAAATGGTTAAAAAATTTAGATACCAGGATAGGATTCGAACCTATATGACCCTTCACATTTCTGTTGCATCGGTCTTTCTTATGGGACAAACGTACACCATCTTACTTAGCGTCTACCATTCCGCCACCTGGTAATTTTGTTTAGTAATAATAGTGCAAGTAATATCTTATAGTCTCCTCAATCTTATCCATAAATTCTTTAAATTCAGCATTGCTAAAATTCGCATCGAAATTGGAAGCATCGTTGCCGTCAGCATCAGTTATAGTAAGATCGTCAGATAGGTAACATTCTTTCAAACCAGTTTGAGAGCAGTTAGGCTGATAGAAAAAAGAATTGATTTTGATGTTGTGGTTTTTGAAAGTGAATTCCATAATACTTGGTTTTTGGTTGTGATAAAATATCTGATCGTCATTGATAGTATCAA